CATATGGCCGAATGCAGTATAGCAAGACTAATTCGGTAGGAAGACAATGGATAAGGCAGCACACTCTTGCAACCTGCACAGCATTGCTTGGACAAGTCCGCTCAAAATTTCAATCAGTACCAATTCCATCAGGGGATCTTCAGCTAAATGGTGCAGATCTCGTATCACAAGGTAGAGAAGACCAGACAGCGTTAAAAGATAAGCTCGTTGAGCTCCTTGATAGCTTAACCTACAGCAAATTGCTAGAATCTCAAGCTACAGACGCAGAAAATATTACTCGTGCTTTGAAAGCGATCCCAATGCCATTGGGACAGTCGATTATTATCAAATGACTGGGAAATAGCGCATGGCAAGACTTTTTATCACTCCCCGTGAGCAAGACCTTATCTCTGATATCACAAAAGAGATTATTAAGGATGTTGTTGGTCAAAAAATATACTATTATCGTATTAGGGCTGACTTGACAAATGTTCATGACGTCTATGAAGAGGCGATTAACAAAGTTTTTGACCCTCCGCTTGATATTGATGCCCAAGTTCTGTGGTCTCCGCAAGAAGCTAGAGCAAATCGTTTCGGAGTCGAGAATTTTTCGTCAATTGAAGTGTATTTACATTATAAGGATTTAATAGATAGAGACATCGATATAACAGAAGGCGATTATTTCAGCTACGGTGAAACGTTTTTTGAAATTACTAGTCTTTTATGGCAATCGAACATCTATGGTGAAGTTGAGTATATGACAGGAGTTAAATTGGTTGGAAAACAGGCTAGAGAGGGACTTATTGATAAAGATCCCCATGGTCCTACCGATCAGGGGTACTCTGATCCTGGTGCGATCCAAGAAGTGTTCGTCCAGCAGCGCGGATTTGCAGAAAATAGACTTGGCCCCACCGGTGACGTACGAGCTCTTATAGAGCAAGGAAAACTTCAGCTTCCTCCGAAGCCAGCACCTGCTGAAGTGTCAAAACGCGGTGATCCGACGGCAGTCGACTCCTACTTTTACGATGAGAGCTAAAAATGCCCACAAAATATAACATTCCTAAGGGCCCGCACATCGAAGACACGGGATATTCAAACCCAGACATAATAGATGACCTTAACATCCCACCCTGTACTATAGAAGACGTCGATAGGGGCATTTTTGAGCTTTTTAACGAAGAATTGCCTTTATTCTATAAGCGTCACGGCAATATCAAGCGCGTGCCGATCATTTTTGCTACTGGCGAAAGATTTGCCTTACTTGCTCGAAATAAACCTCTTCGAGACAAGAATAACGCGCTAATTTTACCATTAGTCTCAATAGTTCGTACTGGAATTGATCAAGACAGCGCAAAAGGTAATACTTTAGCCCAGGGCGGCCCCATAACCATAAAAGTTCGGTTATCGAAGAAAGATGCGAGGTATCAGCGACTAATGAACCGCTTTAATTTTAAACATGACGATTCTGTCGCGATTAAAGCTAATGATAAGACGACTGCTGGAAGCGGAGGGGGTACTACTCCCGGTAGGATTGCCACCCGCCGCGCACCGCCGAAAATAACGGTTTCGGCTCGAAGAGGAACACTTCTTCCACCTAATTTTTCGAAAAATATCATAGAGTTTCTTGAAATTCCCCCAATTAAGCAGTACACTGCGAATTACGAAGTTACATTTTGGACACAGTACACTCAGGAGATGAATTCTCTTTTAACCGTCATGATGAATGGCTATGTAGAGAATAGAATGAGAACTTACGTTATCAAAACGAAGACAGGTTATCGTTTTACTGCTTTTGTAGATTCAGCGCTAAGTCCGCAGAACAATTTTGATGATTTTACTGATTCTGAAAGATTAGTGAAATATACATGTTCGATTAGCGTGTGCGCTTACGTCGTCGCTCCACAAGAAATTGGAGTACCCCAACCGATTAGAAGACAAATATCAGCTCCAGACATGAGTTTTGATGCAAGCTCTATTATCGGGGGCTTAGTAGCTTCTTCTCCACCCGGTGCTCCGATTCCTTCAGGCGACCCTATGTCATATATATTACAAGATGCTATGACAATGTCTGATCCTTTACCCGGCGGTGGCATCGGCGCTGATGGTGCTCAGACTGCCCTCCGTATGGCAGATCAGCTATCTATCGGCTTTCCAGGAGTTGAATCTGTATCAATTGGTGGAACTAGTTCAACAAACGTTGGTCCGGGCGGGAAACAAGGCGGTCGTACGACCATAATTACAACAAGAGACCCGTTCACCGGGAAACTCGTAAGAACAGAATATGCTGTTAACGCGGCGAACCCAAGAAAAGGTGAAACAGTCTTTAAGGAAAGTAATCGACCTGGCGGAACCCTCCAAACAGATCTAGAACTAAACCTTGAAGATTGACATGACATTTAGAACTTGTGCGAAATAGTTATTTGTGATATAAGCAGATCCAGGAGACCCAACTCATGGCAGAACAGACATTTAGATCCCCCGGTTTTTTCGAGCGTGAAATAGACGCCTCGACAAGAGTCACCTCAATTGTAGGCACACCTGCTGGTGTGATCGGGACAGCAGAGAAAGGTCCTGCGTTCATACCCGTCACTGTGGGTAGTATGCAAGACTTTATGAACCGATTCGGAGACTTAGACCCAAAGCGCTTCGGTCCTTACGCAGTCGAGGCATGGTTGAAGAGTAGAACCGCCATGACATTCATGCGCGTGCTTGGAGCAGGTTCAAACGAAACAACGACAGATATTTCATTGACCACCAATACCGGAACGGTAAAACGTGCCGGCTTTGTGGTTTCTGGCTCAATTCAGTCATTAGACCTCGTCGGCGGCAAGGCTAGCGCAGCCGTCTCCGCAGCTGAAGGAGCGGTACAGTTTATCGCTGCGAAGCATTACGTATCAGGTAACACTGACTACGCGATGCCGCAATTCATTGATAATCCTTCATTCGGTTTGACTGGTGCCGGGAAGGTTAATCTTCTCCGAGCCGCAGTCTTTATGGCATCAGGTAGTCGTCTGCAGATCCTTGACTTAGGTCAGGCCTGGGGCGTAAACATGGATGATATGGCCACGCCCAATTCATCGGGTTACTTTGCTCTTGCGATATCGTCTTCAGCATCAGACGCGAAGAAGAACTGGAATGATTTCACAGCTCAAGCGGGTGCGGGTGTTAAAATCATGACTGCATCGCTCGACCCAAGCAACGAAGCGTACATCGGAAATATTCTGAATACTGACGCTACAAAGTTTTATGAAGAGAAGCATCTTCTCTATCTTGATTTTGCAGTTGAAAAAGAAATGGCTGAAGTATGGTGTCAAGCATCTAATCCTTCGATATCGGTTCTCTCAGGTTCTGGAAACAATCTTAAAAACCAGCTTGGCTCAACAGCTGGTAAGACAGCGCTATGGGGTTTTGGTCGATACGATACAAGATACACGACTCCGCAGACGCCAACGGTTATTTCACAACCCTACGGTGGCACAGAATATCCTCTGTTCCACTTCGAGTCGCTTTCCGATGGAACATACGGTAATGATAAGGTCAAGGTCTCTATTGCCAATCTGAGAGCTTCAACGAATAAGAATTACCAGTATCCTACATTCGAAGTTCAGGTTCGAAAGTTTGAAGATACTGATACTGAGGCTCAAATTCTAGAAAGTTATCCTGAATGCACATTAGATCCGGATTCGGAAAACTTTGTGGGAAGAAAAGTTGGTGACTACAAGGCGTGGTACAACTTTGATGCCGATCAGGAAGATGAAAAGAGAATCATCGTCGGTGGACGCTATCCTAACAAGTCGGTCCATATTCGAATTGTGATGAACGCCTCAGTATATGATAAGAATATCCCATCAAATGCGATGCCGTTTGGTTTCGGTGGTATACCAGTTCTAAAGACATCTGATTCGCTGACCAATACGACACAAACTGCGCTATCATTCGGCGGGGTACGATACGGTAACACCGGTAATGCTAGATTAGCAGGATCCGGTTCATTCCTTGCGTACAATGATCTAACTGGTTCAATAGTCCCTCCGATGCCGATGCGGTTTAAGGTCACCCGTGGTCAAGTTAAGACAGGTTCTGTAAACTTCAGTGGTGATCCAAGCTCTTCGGAAATCGTTGATGGCAGGTTCTACTGGGGTGTTAAGTTCACGCGCTGTCCAAAGACGGGCAGTATGGACAATGCTCGCTTGAACCCGAACGCTTCGTCGTTACCCAACCCAATTATTAGAGCGTACACTCGGTTTAACGGAATTCAAAAAGTTGATACTGTTGTAACAGGTGCAGCCAAAGATACTTTTAATGCTAATAAGTTCACGCTTGCAAGGGTCGTATTAGCAGGAACCGGAAGTACTCCAAACACACTTCTTCAATACGTGACAGCATCAGCAAGAGAGCACATGCTAGAAGCCTCATATATCAGAAACGGTGTACCCGATTCCCAGACTTACGCTGTTAATGATCCAGACGGATGGGGTTATAGGGTTACATTAGCAACTCTAGCTCAGTCAAGTTCTGTGAAGTTTAATAGGTTTACGTCGTACGCTAAGTTCACGATGCCGCTTTATGGTGGATTTGACGGAGTCTGTATTTTAGATAGTGATATGTACTATATGAACGATAGGGCCGCATCCACAGACGCTACGTCTGGAGGAAAGACTGGAAAAGCTTCCTCAGAGTGGAATGCTGGCACGTCTGGTATGATGGCCAACCCCGGAGGTACAGGTCGCTTGAACAATACAATTTCTGCGTACCGTAAGGCTGCTACAATTATGACTGATCCTCTGACGGTTCGTACAAATCTTCTTGCAATTCCAGGAATTAGAGATGCATTTGTGACCGATCACGCGAGCGAGGTCACAAGAGCCTATTCAATGGCTATGTACGTTATGGATATACCGAATTGGTCAGAGAGTTCAACTCGCTTATTCGGAGATGAAGATCGATCCAAGATTGCTAGTGCGTCATATGCATTCCCAGATGTCAGAGAGACTGCTGAGGAATTCGAGTCACGGGCGCTCGATAACAATTACGTAGCAACATATTTCCCAGATGTTTATATTAAGGACAGCGCGACGGGTCAATCTGTGAAGGTTCCGCCCTCTGTCTCTGTCATGGGAGCTCTTGCGTATAATGATCAAGTGGCGTACCCTTGGTTCGCCCCGGCTGGGTTTAATCGAGGAGGCTTATCCACAGTTACAAATACTGATGTAAGACTATCTTCTGCGGATAGAGATACTCTCTATGACGCAAGAATTAATCCAATTGCGAACTTCTCTGACGGAAGCTTTGTGGTATTTGGTCAAAAAACATGTCAATTAAGACAGTCTGCTCTAGACAGAGTAAATGTTCGTCGAATGATGCTAGAGTTGAAGAGACAAGTCGTCTCAGTTGCAAACAGAATTCTTTTTGAACCCAATAACGCTGCTACAAGAAACAGGTTTATTGGTTTGGTATCCCCTCTTCTTGCTGCAATTCAGACCCAACAGGGTATTGAGTCGTGGAAAGTAGTTATGGATGACACAAATAATTCTCAGGAAGATGTTGAAGGCAATAAACTAAATGGTCGTATCGTTGTTGTTCCCACTCGAGCAATTGAATTCATCGCGATTGACTTTATCATAACAAACAGTGGCGTAGACTTCGCATAGTGTATAGTTAAGAATGAAACAGGAGATTTTTACAAATGGCTGAACTTACGTTTAAGAGTCCTGGTATTTCCACAAGGGAAATCGATTTAACCGGACCCACAAAAGCTGCCCCCGTCGGTACTCCTGCTGGCGTGATTGGTACCTCTCAACAGGGTCGTGCATTCGTCCCGATTACATTCGCAACATTTGCGGATTTTGTTGTAGAATTTGGTGAAACAGATTCAACGAGGTTCGGTCCGCTGGCAATTAAGCAGTGGATGCGTCATGCTAAAGCTGGTACTTATCTTCGGGTTCTCGGTGTTGGAGACGCAAAGAAGCGCGGCTCTGACGGAACCGTAACAAACGCCGGCTTCGTAGTAGGTGCTAAGCTGCCGGGCGATAACGGTTATCTAAAAAATAACAAGTATGCGGGAACGATTTCAGGTAGTTCACCTACCGGTCGTACGTATTTCCTTGGTTGCATAATGAAAGAACAGAATAGCTCTGGTCTATTCACAAATGCAGGCTTGAGAGATGTTCAACCCATAATTCGTGGTGTTATTTTGGCTCCGTCAGGAGTTCTTCCCGCTCTCAGTGCGTCTAGACGTGGTGGGTCGATTGGAGCAGCAGCAGCGGGTGGCCCGGGTATGGGGCATGTGGATTACGATTTCAGTGGAAATAATACAGCTCTTGCCGGCCCTAGCGGTGGCTTGAATGCTGCTTCAGGTTCTTCTCCCTCGACAACGTCCACAGCAACCATCATTGGGTCCAATAAATGGACATTCGGTTCGACTGGTAGCATAAATAACGGTGGATCTTCTTGCGGCGCAATCAATATTGCAAATGGTAGACAAGAATTTGTTATGTTGCTTAACGGCCACTCACATACAGACGAGTATCCGACTATATTAACAGCATCGTTTGATCCTACTGCGCCCAATTACTTCCAGGCGGTATTCAATACTGACCCAACGAAGACGCAGCAGGCAGGTCATTGTCTACATGCTTGGTGGAACATTTATCCCAACCTCGCACTTCCGACCGGTTCATCCCTTGTGTCACCGTCGTATTCCGTCGGTCTTGCAACATCTTCATACGCCAACCCATGTTCCAGTCTAACTGGTCCTGATGGCGTCACAATGAAACTAGAAGACATCGCGTTACTGCTCACTGCCTCACAGCTCCGGGGTGCTGGAACGACTGCAATCCCAGACTTCGAGTCATTCGAAGACAGGTTCAGAACAGCAGTTTCTCCATGGGTCTGTTCTCAGAAGTTTGGTGGCCAACGAAAGGACCTCTTTAGAGTTCACGCTCTTGATGACGGTGCCATTGGAAATACTCGCGTTAAGATTTCTATTGAAAATATTGCGAAGTCTACAAACGATAACGCTCCTTACGGATCGTTCGATCTTTCCATC